GCGACGAGCTCGTAGATTACAACACTCGTGCCCACAAGATGCCCTTCGTGTATATCAATGCTGCTGACGGTAAGCGCTACAAGTGCGACGAGCGTATGGCAAAAATGCGCTTCACTGCTTAATTTGTGAAAAGAGGGGTTGACATTCTTCCCCTCTTTGTTTATATCTATACTGTAACCAACAGAAAGAGAATATCATGACTCGCACTACCAACTACGTTATGACTGTCGATCTTGAAAACGGTAAAGCTAATGACGATCTTTTGACTCTCGTTCGTACTCTCATCCGTCTTGAGAACAAGTATACCGGCTCTAAAAAGTATGTGAAGCTGCAGGGTCGTGGCCCTCGTCTCGGCAATCGGCGGTATAACCAATCGCTTCCTTTGCCTCTTGCAAAAACCGCTGACGTCTATGTCTACGAGCGTCGGTAATGATTTGTAAAGTACCAGAAAAAATTACCTTTGTACTAACTGAAGATCAGAAGAACCATATTCTTCAAATGTCAAAGGAAATTCATGCCTGTCCTGTGCGCTCGCGGGGCAGACCTTATGACATGATCTATAGGGCTGTGCGTAATGGTGCTATTCTTGAATACGCTCTTGTAGCTCAAGGCGCTACTAAGAACGACGCTACATTCGATCATACGAATCCACTTACATACTGTTGGGATGTATTCTGGGATGGTCTTCGTGCAGAAGTGAAGTGTTTTTACTTCGATGAAAATACCCGATGGGTATCATTCCCATTACGGTTTGTGCAAACATTTATAAACACTACACGACGAGGCAGAAATCTTGTTGACATAATCATCTTTGGGTATTATACTGAGAGTAAGGATGGCAAGATCACTGCAAAATGGCGCCTTGTAGCGCCAAGTGATACGTTTGAGTCACGACTGCGAAAATGCAATAGCGAATATAAAAGTAGCTATGATCAGTACACCGGTCAGCTTAAGTACTTCTATTCTCATCCGGCTGAGCCGCGAGCAATTTATATTAAGTGAGGTTTCATGATTCTAATTATCGAAGGTATGGATCGTTGTGGTAAGTCGACACTCGTCGAACAGCTACGTAAACGATATTTTCTGAACAACACTCGAGTGCTCGTTCATCACTCGTCGTCTCCACCAAAGGTGGTTAATCCGAATGAGTGGGAAGTGCATCACTACAAGTCACTACTTGATGTGAGCTACATGCTGAACTATGCTCATGACTTTGACGTAATCTATGATCGCTTCCACCTCGGTGCTATCGTCTATGGTAAGAAGTATCGCAACGCAGATCCAGAAGACATCTATGCAATCGAAAACATGTACATCCATCCTAATGATGAGATTGCTCTCGTTCTTCTGACTGATCATACCTCTGCGATCCTTGAGCGTGATGATAATGACTCGCTTGAATCGTCTGCAGCAGAGTTCGATGAAACTCGCGAAGCCTTTGAGCAAGCATTCAAACGATCGATCATTCCCAACAAACTTCACATCAATATCAGTGAGAACGGTGGATTCATCAATACATATGATACCGTTACTCAATTTCTAGACGGAGTAGGAAAATGAAACAGCACAAAGTAAAAGACATTCGTATTGCACTTCGCGACAAACTGCACAAACGTGACTTTATCACAGACAAGACCGGTGTGAAGACTATTGAGCTTATGGGTACGAGCTTCATTGCTGACGAAGATGCGATCTTTGGCCAAGTAAATTGGGATTATGTTGAGCGTGAACTCGAGTGGTATAAGTCTATGTCGCTTAACGTGAACGATATTCCAGGTGGTGTAAAGCAAGAAACAAATCCTCCTCAGATCTGGATGTCTGTTGCTGATCCCGATGGTCTTATCAATTCGAATTATGGTTGGGCGATTTGGCACGAAGATAACTGTGAACAATATGAACACTGTGTTGCAGAACTGAAGAAGAACCGTGACTCACGTCGCGCAATTATGATTTACACTCGGCCACAAATGTGGTATGATTACAACAAGAACGGTCGTTCTGACTTCATGTGCACAAACTCTGTGCAATATCTCGTACGCAACAATAAGGTCCATGCAGTAGTTCAAATGCGTTCGAACGATGCAATCTTTGGCTATAAGAATGATCGTGCATGGCAAGAACATGTCCTATGTAAAGTTGCTCAAGATACCGGCTATGCGCCGGGCGATATCATCTGGAATGCCGGCAGCCTCCACATCTACGAAAGACATTTTGGGTTGGTTGAATGAGCAAGTGGGATCAACGTTATCTTAAACTCGCTTATCAGATCGCTCAATGGTCGAAAGATCCTTCGAGCAAAATAGGAGCAGTCGCCGTTGGATCTAAAGGGCAAGTTTTGTCCCAAGGCTTCAACGGCTTTCCTCGTGGCTTGAAAGACGACTTCACTCGTTTGAACGATCGTGAACTAAAGTACAAATATGTTGTTCACGCTGAGATGAATACTATTTACAATGCTACGTATAATGGTGTATCATTAGATGGAGCAACACTCTATGTCTATGGCCTTCCGATCTGTTCTGAATGTGCCAAAGGCGTTATCCAAGTTGGGATCAAGCGTGTAGTAATGCCAAAGCAGGAGATGCCAGAAAAGTGGCGTGACTCTTGGCTGACGAGCATGAACTTCTTTGACGAAGCAGGAGTGGACTTTGACTTCATCGATTTTAATCCTGGGCATTAATCCGTCGAGTGGTAAGCCGAATAAAACAAGCGCAACCATCCAGCGACTTAACCGCTGGATGGACTTTCTTCATGTGAAACACTACTCGTTTACGAATGTAATCCATACAACCGGAAAGTACACTTCAGATCTTATTGACTTTGAAACACTGAGAATGTTCACATCTGGTGCTGGTAAGATCATTGCTCTTGGCCCCTTTGTTTCGAAATCACTAAATAGAGCACACATCAACCATTTTACACTTCCTCATCCGTCGCCCCTGAACCGACAACTGAATGATAAGACGTTTGAACGTGAATGTCTCATGAAGTGTAAAGCATTTATTGGAGAATAATATGAAAGTACTCGTAACTGGCGCAAGTGGATATATCGGATCACATATCGTAAAAGCTCTTTATAACAAAGGGTATACTATCGATACACTCGACACACGTATCACGCAGAACACTGGAATGATTCAGCATATGGTGAACTGCATTCATCATGGAGATATCACCGAACATGTTCATATCAATACTCATTACGATGCAGTAATTCATTGTGCTGCGCTCATTTCAGTCGAAGAGTCTATGAAAATGCCTGAGTCTTACTATGACGTGAATACGAATGGTACGCTTAAGCTTCTTCAAAGTCTCAAGTACAATCATTTTATCTTTGCTTCGACTGGTGGCGCGTTCGATCCTATTTCACCGTATGCTAAGTCGAAGATCATTGCTGAAGAAGCAGTACGTCAGATCGCACCAGAATATTCTATCTTTCGGTTTTTTAACGTTGCTGGTAATGACGGAGAGCTTGGCCAACCTTATCTGGCAAGCCACATCATTCGAATTGCTGCAGAAGCTGCAGCTGGCAAGCGAGACAAGATGGTACTCTTTGGAAATGATTATGATACCCCTGATGGCACATGTATTCGTGACTATGTACATGTTGTCGATCTGGCTGAAGCCATTGTTCGAAGTGTTCCTCTTCCTGCAAATTCAAAATATGAATGCATCGGTTCTGGCCGAGGGTTCTCGAATCTTGAAGTCATAAATACAATGAAGGAAGTCAGCGGTATCGACTTTCTTGTAGAATTCGGTCCACGACGTTCTGGTGATCCAGCGAAACTTCTTGTTGACACTGTATCAAAGTATGTTAAGATTGATCATGATTTGAAAGATATGTGCCTCTCGGCTTACACTATGGAGTTGAAATGAAAAAGATTCTGATTACCGGTATGAACCGGCTACAGTGCAATAAAGACTTTTATTTGAAGCAGCAATTGCAAGTTGTCCCATCCCACTATTCGGTTATTCGTTGCCTTGAAGATATGGGATACGAAGTTGAACAGAGAGAAGTTGCTCTCGGTGAAGATCTGTCGTCATATGATGAAGTAATCGTTTACATCCACAGCATTCAAGCGTTCTGCCAACACATTTGGTCTGGTCTATACGCTGTTGCAGCTCGGCCGAATTGCATCATTGCTTTCGATGACTGGCAATTCAACCAGATCTATGGCGCTATCCAGACGTACCACGACGACCTCGTAGCAGGTGATGAGTCAGTCTATCGTGACTATCTCTTCGATCTGTGGGCAGGTAAAGAAGATCGCGAGACTGTTAAGAAGTACCATCAGTCATACATTGATGCATGTAAGATTGTTGTATCGAAACAGAACCGGTTACTTGTCAGTGCTTTCGACGGTGGTGATATCTCCTTGCTGAACCTTGGTTGGGATGAGTCGAAAGTTCATGTGTTCAACCCAAACCCTTATCACTTGAATCGTCGTGCTGATAATGGCTATGGCACTGGTGTAGTTACATCAACTCTTGATTCGTTCTTTAATGAAGAGCCTGCGAAGCTGTTCCGTTGGAACTTTGCATCTCTTGTTCAAGAGAAGACTCGTAAATGGCTCAAAGCTCAGAACCCTGAGAAGTGGCAATGGGAAATCGAGTACTTCGGTGCGAAGCGTGGTAAGTACAAGTCTGAACGTAAGACTGAACCTGAGATGGTGAAAGTCTTTGAGCAACAGTGGGGTTGCTTGATGCCAGGCTATTTCCATGCAGGTTCTGGTTGGTGGAGAGCTCGTCCTCTACAGGTTGCTGATGCTGGATCGATCATTATTGGTGACAAACCTGAGATGATGGTGTATTATAAGGATGAAGCCATTGCTAGCTTGAGAGTACAGGACATTGAAGCCATGGACTTGACTCAACTGAAAGCTACAGCTGCAGCTCAAAAAGAAGCACTGTATGCTACTCATCCTCTCGATAAAGCAGTTCAGCGTGAAGAACTGAGAAAGATCCTTGAAGCATGAAGAAGATTCTTGTAGTTGGCGCTGGCTTGTCTGGCGCCACTATTGCTCGTGAACTTGCAGAAACTGAGCAATACAAAGTTTGGGTATTTGACAAGCGTGGCCACGTTGCTGGTAATGCTTATGACTACACTAACATTCACAATATTCGTGTACATGAGTATGGCCCTCACCTGTTTCATACAAACAATAAAGAGGTGTTTGATTACCTTGGCCGCTTTACTGAATGGATTGAGTACAAGCATAAGGTGAAAGCTCAGCTCGACGACGGTCGATATGTCACACTTCCTGTGAACAAAGAGACCAAAGAGATCGTTGGCGAAGAGAATGTTCTCGACATCTTCTTCCGTCCTTACACAAAGAAGATGTGGGGAATGGAACTTGACGAACTGAATCCTGACATTATCAATCGTGTACCGATTCGTAACGATATGAATGAACTGTACTTTCCTGATGATCAGTATCAAGCCATGCCGAAAGATGGCTATACTGAAATGGTTGCAAACATGCTTGACCACCCAAACATCATTGTTAAACTTAACACTGAGTATTCAAAAGACTACGATCATCTATTTGATCATATCTTTAACTCGATGCCGATCGATGAATACTTTGACTTTGTCCATGGTGAACTTCCGTATCGTTCGATCAAGTTCCATACAATGTCTCTGCCAAATCCTCATGTACTTCCATCAGCAACAGTCAACTTCACGAATGATGGTATCTACACTCGTGTAACTGAATGGAAGAAACTGCCTCATCATGGAGACAATAAATATTGCACAACTCTGACTTACGAAGAACCGTGCGATTACCGTGATAATAACCGAGAACGGTTCTATCCGGTGAAAGATCGTGATGGTAAGAATCGAGAGTTGTATGAGAAGTACAAATCCATGACTCCGAGTAATACGACCTTCATTGGTCGTTGTGGCCTCTATGCTTATCTCGATATGGACATGGCCGTTAATTCTGCTCTAAGAATCTCAAAAAGATTTACACAAAAGACCTAACATATCAACATACGCATATAAATAGAATGGTAACAAAGGAGATCATTCTATGCTTAAGCGCAAAAAAGGTTTTCATCGTCATCATATAATTCCAAAACATTCTGGTGGAACTGATGACGATGAAAACATAATATATTTGACTAAAGAAGAACATATTCAGGCTCATCTTGACCTGTATGACAAGTATGG